CTTTCTTTAAAGATTCAACTCCTCCTTTATGTTTTTCTCTCCATAAATATTTAATAACATTACCTTTTAAATAACCACGAAATTCTTCTGCACTTAATTGAGCTTCAATTGCATCAATACATTCAATACTTCCAATTGCATAGTGCATAGGTCGTTCAACATTATCAAAATGATGTAATCCTGTATCTTCTTTCTTTATTTCTTCTTTTTTATTTTCTTCTTCTTTTATTTTTTTAGTAACTAACTCTGTCATTTCATTCCAAGGTAATGCAGCAGTATCTAATGTGTAATCTGTGGTTAAAGAAATTTCTTGTTTTTCTGGTTCTGGTCCCATACAAATAGGAGATGTCTCATCTATCCTGTCAAACCACGTCGTATCAGAGAATGTTGCATCATATCCTGTGATGGTGGTCCCAGAGCTACTATAAGATTCGGGTTCATAGGAGAACTGCCCTGATATTGAGAAGCTTGTTCCACCGATGGGATATATCCCGTCAGCCCAGCCCGATGCGTTTTGTCCCGTTTCTGTCCTTCCAGAGCTAAATTCTTCCTGTCCATACCCGTTTCGCATGCTGTTAATCCGCTATTATATTGATCATACAAGGGAACATCATTATTTTCATTACTTATTGGAGCACCAAAATCTTCAATACTTAAAGTATTGCAATCTAATCCAGTTTTAATGTAGTCATCTAGAAATTTCATTAGTTTAAACTCCCTGTTAGATTGTATAACTGATTTTGATCATTACTTTGATTTAGATTTTTTAATCTTTCTTGTAGTTTATTAAAGGAAGCTACACCACCTTTAAAACCTCCAGGACCAACTAGTTCATCAATAAGATCTTCTTCTGGCATTTGACCACCAAATTTACTTCCAATAGCTTTTATAGATGCATCTCTTGCCTGGTACTCAGGACTAGCAATTAATTCTTTTCTAATCTGATTTATATCACCACCAGCTTTTAAACGAGAAAGATGTAAATTTCCTTGAGTATCTTGACTATCTAGTGGATTCCTACCAAGTATTTCTTGATAAGTAGCTGTTAATTCATCTTCAGGAGTTGCATAATTAGACTTTAATGCTCTACCTGGATCATTAGCTTGAGTTGCTATTTTATAAGCTTCAGCTTCAGACTTAACGGGAGAAGCAGCTTCTTCAGTAGCAGTATCAGCTTCAGTAGTAGCAGTACCATCTTCAATAGCAGTAGTCTTTTGAATATCAGGAGTTTGATTAGCTGTAAAATTATCTAGAAAAGTTTTAACATCTTCTGATTGTCTATCACCTTTTTCAAATTCTAATAATTCTGTAGCATCAAGTCCAAATTCATCTATTGTTCTACCTTGTCCATCTGTTAATGTATATTGACTTTCTTGTCCATCTTTTGGAAATGTATTAGGTGTTCTGTTTAAACCTAGATTTGCTCTACTAAAGTCATCTAAAAATCCACCAGCACCTACTCTTTGATCTAACCATTCCTCGGAAGGTCCTTCTTCTGTTCCTTTTGCTTTTTTATAAGCTCTAACTCCATAATCTCTAGTTTGATATTCTCGACCTTTTATCATTCTGTCTTTTATATCATCTCTAGAAGCACCACCAGCAAGAGCTGTTGCAAAATCCTTTGCCTTAGATCCTTCATAATCTAAATTATCTCTTCCTAAAATATCTCTATAAGAATCTCTTAACCAATCTGCATCAGATTTACCTTGGGTAGCAACTTCTTCTTGATAAAGTTGATTACCTTCTTTATCTTTTTCATCTACAAATGTAGATTCTCCTGTAGATTGCAAGCCATCTTCTCCTCGTTGAATACTTGCTAATACTTCTTCTAAAGTTTTTATTTTAGCCATTGTTTTGCTAATTCTTTATTCAGGCCTTTTATAATATTATCATGGCAACTTTATACGGAAAAAACTACGATCCACAAAAGGATTCTGGTACTTCAGGAGCTGAAACTTCTGACTTAAATCCTGGATCAGCTTACGATACAGATTTAAGAAGAGTTGAACCTGATCAAAGATTTAGTGTTGAAAACTTTAAAGAAAAAGAAGATCAAGTAGATAAATATATGAGAGCAGCTAAAAGTGCTAACAAATATCGTCAATCTGCTTTAATTGCAGAACCAAGTATTAGAGGTAAAACTCCTGTTGGTAAATCTTATACATCTACTTCTCCTTATGGAGGTACAGAACTTCCTAGTTTAAGAGGTCGAAATTATGGAGATCCAGGTGCTGGTGCGACAGAATATGCACATAAACCAAAAGGATACTTTGGCAAATTTTATGGTTTTTAATTAAACTTTTGCACACACAACTTCTTTAGGTTGATCTTGATATTTACCATTACGATCTTTATAACTTACTAAACAAGGTTTTCCACGGAAAAATAATAATTGAGTAATACCTTCATTAGCATAAATTCGATTAAATAAACCTGTTTCATTACTAATTTGAAGAGTTAAATAACCTTCCCAACCTCCTTCTGCTGGTGTAATATTACAATGTATACCAGTACGTGCATAACTAGATTTACCTGCAGGAACTACAGTAATATCTTCGGGTAAAGATAATCTTTCATGAGCAACACATAAACAATATCCATATGGAGGTAAAAGAAAATATTCACCATTTTGATCTTCTTTTAGATCAGCTTCTTTTAAAATATCTTTACTAAAGTTTTTTGGATCACAATCACCTCTTGAAGGTGTACCAAATATTAAACACTGTTTAGGAGAAAGACGTATATCATATCCATAAGATCCCAGTCCATAACTAAGAATTTTCCTTCCATTTTCTTCTTTAACTACATGATCAACAAAAGGAGTAATTAATTTATCTCCGATAGATAAAGCTTTTAGTTCCCAATCACAAAGAAGTGTCATATGTATTTTGAAGCGTTTTTTTAGTCTAATAACACTAACAAAGTATGCGACCTTTTTCTGAATAAATTTCAATAAATCTTTCGGTTGCTTCTGTCGGATTATATATAGGAGGTAAATAGACAATGAATGAGGTACATGTTTTATGCTTATCAACTCCTTTACTTGTATTTTTTAAAAGTAAAGGAGCAGTTTTTAATATACAAATAGGAAAGTCAAATATCTTTTGTTCATAACGAATCATGTCTGGACAATTTGTAAAATATAGACCTTGTTTTATATCACCTGCCAACCATGAATTATATAATTTTCTAAACCATACAGCATGAGATGAAGTCAATGTAGGAGAAGAAGCTCTTGTCATTTTCCATTTATCATTTTTCTTATCCCAAAAATAAGCTCCTCTGGGTGGAAAAAGATAAACTTTTCCATACCATTGTTGACAATTTAAACCATCATCTGATGGACATAAATAATCTGTTGCTTCTACATATTTATTTGCTGTCTTAGAACTAGCTACATCTAAATCTATACCTTCTAATAAAGCATGAGCAGCAGCAACTAAATCATAATTAGTTATCAACTCAAGATCTTCACGACGTTTATTAATATCGTGTATAGCCATTAAGTAATTTCAGATTCAGATATAGTTTGAAAATCAACTTCAAAATATCTCATACCTTCTTTATCATTAATAACAAAACCTGCTTTTTCTTTTGGATTAATTTTTTGAGCAGCTTCAAGAATACGTCTAAAACTTTCAACTAAATCATGACTATTTTGTCTTTCAGCATCTTCTTGTGCAGAATTTAATTCTTCTAAAGTTAAAAAGAACATTGAACGTTCTTTATTTTGTGGTTGAAATACCATTACACCTGCACCTTCTGCTTTCCAGAACTTTGCATAATGAGTACACATATCCCCCAAAATAAATTTAATTGTTGTATCTAGCATCTTTGCTTTTTCTTTATCCATTTCTGGACCAATAATGGATGCTAATAATTTTTCTCTACGATTCATTTTTCTATTAATCCCTGACGTAATAAGGACTCTGTTAGTTTAGGTAATGGTTGATATAAAACTACCATCTTTCCTAAGATACCTCGTTTTTTAACAAGTTTTCCATTTTCATCTCTTACTTTATCAAATTCTCCAGAACGTATTAAATATTCTGCTACACAACGTAATCGTCGTTTTAAAGGTAATTCTGCTTGTGGAAATTTACCACAGATAGTATCAGGAGTCATATCTTTAAATGCAATACGTAAACGATTAGCTAATGTCATATTTGAATTAATATCTTCTTCCTCATATTTTTTTACATGTTCTAAATAACGTCTAAGACATTTTGAATCAAAAGATCCATTAGGAGGAAGAAAAACAGAAACTTGATTTATTAATGATTCAGGCAATAACTTTTTATGATTGTGAATTGTTACAGCTGAAATATTTACGTCTTTAAAACGATGAGCCATTACTGTAACTTTCCAATACTGGTTGTTTTATACATAGGAGCAGCTTTTTTTCGATAATCTTGATTTTCCATTTTTCGATTTTTTGCAAAAGAATAGATTAATTGGTTCCAAGGGATACGAATAATTGCTTTTCGTGTTGGGTTCGGAGAAGCATTGAAATAATGAATTCCTTCAATCCATCCTTTATCAGGAGTTTTACGTCCAAGAGCCATCCAATTTCTTAAAGTTTGATCAGAAACATTTAATCTTCTTGCACATTCTTCAGTTGAGATATATTCATCAGCTAAAGCTTGAGGATTTAAAACATCTATTTCTCCTTTTTCATAACGACTATGCCATAAAGAAGAAAGTATATTTTTTATTCCTTTTAATTCCCATGCTATATCTTCTAAACCTTTTCGAATACCATGTTCCATAGTTTAAATTCCTTTTATTAAATGCTAGTGTATTCATGAATGTTTTGCTCAAATGAATTCACAACTTCCACCAAATGAAAAAAGGTATGAAGAAAACATACCTCCTGAAAATGCTAATGAATCCCCTATTAATACTAGGATAACAGCTGAACAAGTTGCTCAAATGAAAGCATTAGCAAAAGAGCAAGCTATTCAACAAGCAATGTTAAATAGAATGCAAATACAAGAGCAAAATCAAACGGCTTTTGTACCTAATCAAGCACCACAACAAAAAATTGTATATGTAAGAAGAAACCTTACAGTAGCAGAAGTTATAGTAGTATTTGCTATTTCATGTGGAATTGTATTAGGAATTCCTGCAGCTTGGAATTTAGGAAGTAATTTATTACCTAGAATAGAGATTAAAGTAAATTAAAACCATAAGATAAGCAACTTATAATTAAATTAGGACTTTCAGTTAGATAACTGTGGCTAATAGAAGGATTACAGAATTACAAGAACAAGCTGGCTTAGATTTAGCTGAAACTGATTTACTTACCGTTGTTCATGTAGCAGAAGCTGACCCTGCAATTAGAAATAAAAAATTAACTATTTCAGGTACAAAAGCATATTTAAATGTATATTATCTTCCAAGAACTGGAGGAACTGTTAGTGGAAGTGTAACGATTCAAGATAATTTAACCGTAGAAGATGCAACAACAACTTCTGGTTTAACAGTTACAAACTTATCTACACTTAGTGGAGTAATTGTACAAAATGATTTAACAGTTACTGGGAATGTAAGTGCAGCAATTATTACAGGAAATGTTGTTAGGGCAACTGATATTACAGGACAACTTGTAAGTGGTGTAAATATTTCTGGTACAACTGTTACTGCAAGTACAGGCACTTTTACTCGTTTAACAGGTGTTACAACTACAGGTACTTCTGCTGAATTTACTTCAATTACTGGTGGAACAATTAGTGGTACAACCATTACAGGTATAACAGTTAAAGCAACAACAGGTGTATTTGCTGAAGTTGATACTCCTTCACTTCAAGTAGGTAACTTAACAGTACAAACAGGATTAGTTGTTTCTGGTACTGCAAATATACAAGATATAAAAACAAGTGGAACAATATCAGGAGCAATCATAACTGGTAGTACAAAAATTCTTTCACCTTTAATAACAGGTGCAACAATTGTTGGTACAACTACAGTTTCAGGAACAACAGTTACTGGTACAGATGGTAAATTTACCAATTTAACTGCAACTAATATTACAGGAGCAACAATTGTCAGTGGAGCAGTTGTATCTGGTGGTTTTGGAAGATTTGGTGCTGTAACTGGTATCTCTGGTACTTATACACAAATTCTTTCAGGAGCAATAATTTCAGGAGATGTAGGTCGATATACAACTTTTACAGGAGCTACAGGTGTATTTAGTTCTTTAACAGGAACAGCAATTTCAGGTACAAATGCAACAATAACAAATATTACAGGAACAATTATTAGAGGAAATACAAAATTATCAGGAGCAATTGTTACTGGAGATGCTGGTCAATATACAGTTTTAACTGGTGAAACAATTCAAGCGACTACAAAATTATCAGGTACTGTAGTCACTGGTAGTACATCTGTTAGTGCTCCATTAATTACTGGAGCAACAGTTGTAGGTACCACCCTAGTTTCAGGTTTAACAGTTAGTGGTAATACAGGTAAATTTACAAATGCAACAGGTATAAATGTTATAGCTACTACTTTATTATCTGGTGCCACAATTACAGGTACATTAGCAAAAGTAGTTACAATTACTGGTGCAACTGGTGTATTTACTACTAAGTTATCAGGAGCAACAATTACAGGTGATACAGCACAATTTACAAATGTAACTGCTCAAGATTTTACAGTTGATGATGACTTTATAGTTGCAGATGATGTAACTGTTAGTGGTGATTTACTTATTAAAGGTGCCACCACCTTAGAAGGTAATACAGATATAGGTAATGCTGCTAGTGATACAGTCACAGTAACTGCTGGTGTTGATTCAGCAATTCTTCCTGATGCAACAGCAAATAATCGAGATTTAGGTAGTAGTGCTAAAACATGGAGAGCACTTTATGCAACTACATTAAATGCAACAACAGGTACTATTACTAATGTCACAGCAACAAATATTACAGGAACAACAGTTACAGGAACGAATGGAAACTTTACAAATGTAAGAGGTGTAAATATTACGGGAAGTACCATGATTTCTGGTGCAACTATTAAAATGAGTGGAGATACAGTTGCAACTCAAACTTTTGCAGAAGACAGTGCAATTGTCTTTGCAATTGCCCTTGGTTAAGTGAACTTATAATTAAACCATTAGTGCTAAGGTTTTACAAATAAATGGCTCGTTTTCAATCGGTTTGCAGAACTAGTATCTCTAATAACTCTGGATCTCCGACAACTATTATTACTGGGGCTACAAATTCAAGTGGAATTCCTGCTTCTACTTATGGAGTCATATTAGGTATTCTGGCATCAAACAAAACAGCTAATTCCGTAGATGTAACAGTCAATCTCATAAAAGGAGGTTCGACTTCAACATCATTAATAACTTCTGGAAATGTTCCTAATAAATCTTCTTTAGAATTTATGACAGGAAATAAAATTATTATCGAACCAGGAGATTGGATCAAGGCTTATGCAGGAACAGCTACTGCAATAGATATAACTGTTTCTTATATGCTTAACCCACAAGACGCAACTATTTAATCATGCCATATATAGGTAATATCACTTCTGATTTCAGTGTTGATACTGGAAATATAACAAATAGGGCAGTAACTGCTTTAAAACTTAGTCCTTCAAGTGTGGGTTCTAATGGGCAAGTTTTAGGAGTAGATGGAAGTGGAAATTTACAATGGACTTCTGATCCAGCAGGACAATGGATAACTACTGGTAGTGATATTTATTTTTCTGCAGGTTCAGTAGGTATAGGAGAAAGTTCCCCTGGATCAAAATTACATGTAAAAATAGATGATACAGGTATTGCACCACATGCATCTGCACAAATATGTTTAGAAAGAGCAGGCACTAATTACTTACAATTTTTAACAGCTAATGATGGTACGTCAGGATTATTATTTGGTGATGGTGATGATATTGATGTTAGTCAAATTAAATATGATCATAGTGCTAAAAAATTATACTTTACTACTGAGACAGATACAGCTTTAACAATTGATGAAAACCAAAATGTAGGTATCGGTACAACAAGTCCTAGTGAATTATTAGATGTAGAAGGAACTATTGAATGTTTAAATGAATTACGTTCTAAAACAGGCAATGATTTAAAATTAAATGCTGGTAGTGCTAATAGAGATGTTTTTTTACAGGTAAATGATTCAACATTAATGACAGTACAAGGTAGTACTGGGAACGTAGGTATAGGTACAACAGCTCCTGTAGCTTCGGCTACTAATTATAATGGTGCAGCATTACATTTACATCAAACAGGTGATACCAGTGCAGGTTCACAAATACATTTAACTAATGGAGCTACTGGAGCCGCAGCAGGAAATGGTGCCTTCATTTCTATGTGGTCTGATGATGATGTTTATATTACTAACCAAGAAACTGATGGACAAATAAAATTTAATACAGGTGGAAATAGTGATGTATTAGTACTTAATGATTCTGGAGCTGCTACTTTTTCAGGAACAGTAGCTTTTGGTGGAGCAGGTTCATACGTTGGTTCAAATGTACTTCGTTTTAGTCCTGCTGGTACTGCATATATAGATCACGATGTAAATGATCAAGATATTTATTTTAGAGTTTCATCGTCAGGAGCACCAGGAACATTAGGAGTAATTCCATTAGTTATTAAAGGTGGTTCAGACGGAAAGATAGGTATCGGTACAACAGGTCCATCATCTAAATTACATGTAGCATCTGGTTCAAGTGGTGCAACTGCTAATACTTCTTCAGTTTTAACAATTGAATCAAGTGCTGCTGATTATAATATTTTACAATTTTTATCTCCTAATACTGCACATCAACAAGTAAGATTTGGTGATCCTCAAGATAATGGTCATGGCTTTATTGATTATGATCATGGAAATGCCAAAATGCTCTTTGGAGCAAATGGTCCAACTAAATTAACAATTGAAGCAGGTGGAGATTTAAATATTGCAGATGGAAACCTAGTTTTAGCAAGCGGTCATGGTATTAATTTTGATCCTCAAGGTGCTGGTAACGTAAACTTGCTCGACGATTATGAGGAGGGAGTAGCCGTCTTAACTTTCCAGTATTACACTGGATCTACTTGGGCTAATGTCACCTTTACTTCTGCTCCTGCAACAACAACCTGTAATTATGTAAAGATTGGACAGCTAGTTCATATAAATTTATATACAGGTGCTTTTCAAGTAAATACTGGAAATAATGAAACGTGTAGAATCACTGGTTTACCTTTTCCTTCTGCTTCAGGACATTATTCAATTCTAAACTTTACTCATGGTACTTCTTTTGTAGATGGATCAGTTAATGGTTATGTCGAATCAGATAGCACTTCATGTAGACCTACAATAACTGATAATACTAATAGTGATAAATGGGCTATTCATGCATGTTATATGATGATGGCTGGTTGTTATAGGGCTGCGAGTTAATTATTTAGACCGTTAGGAAGTCTCTAGTAGTTAAAACGTTGATTACATATGAATATATAAATATAGTAGGAATAAAATATACATAATATTAATTAAATAAAATGGCTGTTGTTTGGAATGTAGTTGCTTTAGATCGTGCTACTACAGAAGGGTCTCTTGCTGATGTTATTAAAACTGTACATTGGACTGCTCAAGATTCAGAAACTGTAGGTTCTGGTGATTCTGCTGTTACTCATCAAGGTTCTTCTTATGGTTCCGTTGGTTTAGGTGCTGCTGATGCTGGTGATTTCACAGCATATGCTTCAGTTACTAAAGATAATGCAGTTGCTTGGGCAAAAGCTGCTTTAGGTTCTGATCGAGTTACTTCCATTGAAACAGGAATTGCTGCACAAATTACTGAGTCGAAAACACCGACCTCTAAAACTGGTGTCCCTTGGTAGGATTTGATATATAATTAAAATAGTTTTTAAGAAATCATGACTTGTAAATCAGTAGATGAAAGAATTGAAGCCTTAAGTGCAGAATTAAAAGAAGCTGTTGAAAAACATAATGAAGCTTTAGAAGTTGTTAACACCGAAAAAGAAAAAGCATTTGGTCTTCAAAAGCAACTTGAACTACTAAATGAAATGAAAGCAGAAGAGAATCCAGAAACAGCAACAGTAACTGAAGTTGTTTAAATATTCTTCGTAAAGTTAGTCAATTTAGAATAGATAAGAGTTAATGGTATGCAAGCTTGTCTTACATTGGACAAAGACCTGTTGTTGGTAGATATACCAAGCTAGATCAGATAAATACTGGTTTTAATGGTAATACTGCTACGTTTAATTTAACTGCTGGTAGTCAAGCAGTTTTACCAGGTACTGAAAGAAATTTATTATTATCCTTGGGTGGTGTTATCCAAGAGCCTGGAACAGACTTTACAATATCTGGTTCACAAATAACTTTTACTACTGCACCTGTTGCTAATACAACATTCTTCTGTGTTGTCTTTGGCGACATGCAAGCTATTGGTCAACCTAGTGATGGAACAGTTATACCAGCTAGTATTGCAAGTACAGGAGATTTTACTTTTCCTGCAGATATTAAATCAACTGGTACTGGAGGAGTTAAAGTTCCTGCTGGTACAACAGCACAAAGACCATCTAGTACAGCTGGTTATATAAGATATAACAGTACAACATCTAAATTTGAAGGTTATGGATCTGCTTGGGGCTTATTAGGAGGTGGAGCTACAGGAGGTGGAGCAGATAAAGTTTTCGTAGAAACAAATCAAGATATAACTACTTCTTACACATTGACTGCAAATTTTAATGCGATGACTGCAGGTCCAGTGGACATTGCAGCATCAGCTACTGTCACTGTCCCAGCTGGGGCTACTTGGGTAATTGTTTAGGAGATACTATGGCACTCACACTTAACGGATCAACAGGACTTTCAGGTATTGTAGGTAGTGCAGGAACACCAGCATTACAAGGAACTGATACGAATACTGGTTATTTTTTTGGTACAGATACTTTAGGTTTAAGTACAGGAGGTAGTCAGAGACTTCATATTGATTCAGATGGTGATGTTGGTATAGGAGTTACCTCAGTATTAGCACCTCTTCATGTTTTTAATGCCTCTAATAATACGATTGCAAGACTTGAATCAGGTGATGCTACTTGCCGATTGCAAATAAAAGATAATACTGGAGAGGTATACATAGCAGCAAATGGAGATGATCTAATTCTTGCTAACACTTCAAGTGTTTCAGAAAGCTTCCGCATCACATCAACTGGAAAAATATCACAAGGAGGACATACTCCTGCTTATGAATATGATTTAAGAGGAACTGGACTACAAAGTGTCTTAATTGGTTCCGAAAATGCTGGTGGTGCAATGTTGATATTGGATGGTGATTCCAATGGAGATGGAGCAGGAACTGACTATGCATCTATGTCACATACTAGCGATGGTAATATCGAAATCAATAATAGAAAAACTGGAAGCATTATATTTAAAAATACTTCAAGTGAGCTAGAAAGATTCCGCATTCAATCTGATGGAAACGTAAAAATAAATGACGGAGATTTAATAATAGGGACTAATGGTCACGGTATTGACTTTAGTGCTACTGAATCTGGAAATGTCATATCTAACGGATCAATTTTAGATGACTATGAAGAAGGCATATATACACCAACGGTTACAGGAGCTAGTGGTAGTTGGACTCTACATAGTAATTACAACAAATTATCATATACAAAAATAGGTCGAATGGTACATTTTTCAGGTTATATAAGTATTGATGGTGAATCTAGTCCGAATGGTAATATTAATGTTTCATTGCCTTTTACCGTTGGTGCTAATACTGGAAGTGCACTTAACAAGTATAGTGCTGTAACTCTGAGCTTAAGATCACATGGTAGTACAAATATAACTAATGTTATAGGGGCACCACAACCAGGAACTACATACATGAATATATTGAGTGTTCATCCTGATGGTAGTCATACTTGGATGACTCATAGTGACGTAGATACTGATTGGAATTTAAGAATAGGTGGTTCATTTTATGTTTAAACAGTTAATAAATATATAAATGTACTACGAATAAAATGTATTTAAGGGATTGATATTATGGCACTTAGACTTCGAGGAGCTACATCTGGTTATATCGAGTTAAAAGCTCCTGCATCTGCTGGAGATAATACTTTAACTCTTCCAACAAATAA